ATGCAACCCAACGTGCCTCCCACCCCTGCGATTCTCTCTCAAATCCATCAATCATATCTTCATCAAGAAGTTTATCCATTACACCCTCCTGAGCCTCCTGTGCAATCATAATAATCGGCATATTAGGGATTTCAAGTAGAATTTCGCATGGATCGGATTCGGACTCGTTCGATGAACTATCGGATGAATCAAATGGTTCAGATGCATCGCTTTTATTGGACGCATCGCTTTTATCGGATTCATTCCGTTTATACGAGGTACGCTTTGTAATCTTTTTATTGATTTCAAACATATCGCATGCATTTTCGGCATTTTCCTCCAACGTGTCAAATGTAACCGACTCAACTGATTCCACATCACTATGGTCATCTGGAATCGTAATTTCAGCAAGAGGTTCAAGTTCGGAATCCGATTCTTCATCATCAAATGGACAGGTGGTGATTTCCTTATAAAATGCATCCCACTCCTCTGACTTATCATGCGGGGATAGAACAGTAAGTCGCGCGCTATGCGATTCCATGCCCTTCCAAAACCATCGGCATTGTCGATATGTGTCGTATTCTAGTGATATATTGTACTGATATTGATTACTGATTCCCGTGAAGGCTCCATAGGAAAGGATACAATGCGGGGTCATGTCCAATTCGCGGAATCGACTTAGTACAAAGTTGGCAACTGCATCAACATAGGCTTGATTATTATGGCTATGCAGTTTGAGAAGCGTGCTTTTCCATGTTTTTTCACTTTGAGGAAGAAGAGGGTGCTCAGGGCATACATATTTCTCTTTGATAATGTCGATGGGATTCAATAAATGGACCACTTTTACAAATACGTCACATGGTTCAGAACTAGGTGGTTCATCAATAGGCCCTGTGGGGGATAGGATACGAAGAGCATTCCATATCTTTGGCTGGTCGGACGATGGTTCCATCCAGTTTGTAATTTGATATTTGTAAGGAAGCTCGATGTTCTTCTGTGAAAGGATGGAATCAGGTATTGTAAATAGGTCTAATGCAGGAAAATACCGTTGAAGATGGGAATAAGATGAAAATGTTTCGCGTTCGTTATCGGTAATGTCGCGACTTCGACATGGTTGGTTCAAAAGTGTCTTTCGAACCGCTTTCATCTCTTTGGTTGCAAGACTTATGAATGTGTTCATCAAGCGCACATCAAATCATCTTTGGATAGTAGAATTATATGGCACAAGGTGGCGTGAATGTCAATCTCCGGAAGTTCGTGATGAAAAGCATTCCACAAGATGCTGTAGCTGTATTTATCGGGCGTCGCCGTACGGGCAAGTCCACTCTTGTCCGCGACTTGCTCTTTCATCATCAAGATTTGCCGATGGGATGCGTCATTTCAGGCACGGAAGAGTCGAACGGGTTTTTCAAAAAAATCGTTCCACCCATGTTCATTCACGGAGAGTATAATGCCGTCATTTTGGCCAATTTCGTGAAACGGCAAAAGCTGGTCATGCAGCGTATTCAACAGGATTTAGAGAAGGGTGTCAAATCCAATATTGATCCTCGTGCATTTTTGATTTTGGATGATTGTATGTATGATGATTCCTGGACTCATGACAAGAATATTCGATATCTCTTTATGAACGGTCGCTGGCTCAAGGTGTTCTTCATTATTACGATGCAGTTTCCACTTGGTATTCAGCCAGCACTTCGCACCAATGTAGATTACGTGTTTATTTTGAGAGAGCCCTATATGAACAATCGCCAACGTCTGTACCAGAACTATGGTTCGGCCTTTCCATCCTTTGAGTTTTTTTGTCAGATGATGGACCAATGCACACAGAATTACGAGTGTCTTGTCATCAATAATAATACCCAAAGTAACAAGCTAGAAGATACGATTTTTTGGTACAAAGCAGAGGTCCACGGCGATTTCAAGATGGGTGCACCCGAACTCTGGCGTCAATCCGAGATGCTGGCACGCGTCAAAGAAGAAGATGATGTCAATCAATTTGACCCACGTAGCTCCCAGAGACTGAAGGGTCCTGCCATCAATGTGCAAAAGAGATTCTAAGGTAGAAATAGAATGGATAGATTCGACTTGAATGGAATATTTGTATTAATTTTTCTATCACTCTTACTACTATTATATGTATCAAGACAATCAATGGAATCATTTATTGGAAGCCCTGCCCCGGATTATTGTGGAACAGCGGGAATTCGGCAATCGGATGCATATTACCATGCTATGAAAAAAACGAATCAGCTGGATCTCTCTACGAAACGATGGTATACGCAATCGGAATGCACCAAGCTGGATGGAGGGACATATGTAGCTGATTTTTATGGTGCTGGAAAATGCTACAAACTCAAAGATGTTAATAAAAAGGAAAATCCATATGCGTCAGACAATGTCGAGAGAGATTACACGGAAACATGTGCATCCTTAAATACATCTCTTACATCTCCTGCACCATCGGAATGTATGGTGAATGGCGCGCATCTTGGCAAGGCCAGCGTTTCTTACTCTGAGACAAAGGGTAAGGATACAACTGCATATGAGGATAATAGCTTCCGACTCTATACGGAAAATGAATGCAAATTACTCAAAGGTGAGTTTGAACTACTCGAAGAGAGTATGAAGGGTTCCACTGCGGATGAAATTGCAAAGGCTGTTCAACTAAATGGAAAGGAATATGGATTCTGCACCATTCCCGATTCAGCCATATCGGGTGCCAAATCGGGTTCATATAGTTTTATGTGTACTGTTAACACTCCACCAGTGGGGGCTGCAAAGATTTCTACTGCAACCAAATCGGCATTAAATGATTGGTTATCTTCATAATTGTCTTTTTATGCGGTATGCTAATAGAATGAATAAGAGTGGGTGCCGTGTTGTTATTGTATTTGTAGTATTCATCATCATTATATTTGTCGCATATGGTGGAAACCGCATTGAGGCGTTTGTAGATGCCCCGCGTTGTGGTGTTGATTTACCCTCGTGTGTGGGCAAAGATGTACGGTGTATCAATGGATACTGCAAGTCAGATAAGGCACCGACTCTACCACCCTTTTCCGACCTGCCTATCATGCCGTCGCTGTAATAAAACCTCACTACTGGCTAGAAAATGGCTTACCCGAAGGGAATGGGAATTGGTGCGATGTTTGTCCTATTGATTCTTGCAGTTGGTGTTTTACCATTGATTGTGCGCATGATTGACCGTATGGAACCTCACTTTATCATTTCTGGATTTCAAGATTCGGCATCGGTTCAGCAGGCGCATACTAAACAGGTTCAAGTTCCAGCGGGAGCGGCGGCCTCGATGGCGAGCACGTATCATCCGGATTCCATGTGCCGCTCGCCAAATGGTAGCGGACAACCATGTCCTGAAGGAACGTTTTGTGACGGAGTTACCCAGAGCTGTGTTCCGACATACGTAGGAGGCTCCGTACCCGATACTGGATATTTTGCGTAATCTATCCAACTGTGTAGATTTGCGGCCTACATTTCCCGAACCAAAATACAAGTTCTGTAAATGTACTGATTCGATTTCCAATGACATACGAACATTTCGAAAGAACAAGAACTTTGATAATTGCATATTGAATAGGATTCCAGTGTTTTAATCTATCCAAAATAATGACGCGTTTCTCTGTTTCTTCGAACAAATGAAGATAAGGTTCAAGAAAGCTCTGATTGTCAATCGAGAGAACAATAGTGGATACTTCACAATGTTCTTGAATGATTTGGAGAATTTTATCACGATATGTGGCAAATTGGTATGGCCGGTCAATATTAGACTCGTGCGATGACTTCCAAGTTCGCACAGAAATCCCAAGAGCAGATTGGTCACGGAACATATCAGTGAGACGTTGTACCTCATGATATACCATATCTGTAAATTGAATGGAATCAATCGTCTTGAACATACGGTATTTCACACGTTCATCCACCAACGATGCATCGTAATTCCAGTCAATTCGTTTCTTAAATGTAAAAAAATGGTGAAATCGTGGGTTCTCTAGTCCGTCTACATACCATTCCTCCATTGGAATATCCTGTTGATATGGCTCTTCGTTGGAAAGAATCAGGAGACGACATGTATATACTTTTTCGAGCTCTTTGTGACCTTTGCCCTTAAAGATGAAACGGTCTTGTAAAATGGAATCGTATGCACCATATTCATATTGCGGATAACACTCAATGACCGTATCTGGATTAACAGATAGTGCCGAGATAAGGCATTTCATAATATTCCCGATTCCTAGTTTGCTGATATGATAATCTTTAATGATAAACTGAATGTTTTCCATGATAGATTATGCATTTTATATTTTAGGTCCGTATTTACGATGACGGATTGCTCGGCTCTGTCTCGGGATTGACCACCGAATTCTCG